AAAAAAACCTATATTGCAAAACACTATTGACAAAGGCTTTTGTTTGCGCCTATGCTTTGTTAGACGCTGGGAGCTTTACGATATGGAAGATTTTACTTTGTGGGTGGCTAGTATCGTTGCGGGGGTGTGGAATATGTTAAACGAGGTTTATATAAGTATTCAAAGAAGTTTATGCTTGTTTATTCTCGGAGTAACATTTTGCTACGTCCCCGCAATTTTGATGAAACACTACGGCTATGATCCGGAAGTGTCAACCTGCTGTGGTTATTTATGCGGGGTATTATCTACAAAGGTTTATGATGTTTTGTCCCGTTGCCTTAGCGTTATTCCAGAGATTTTTGCGAAAAAGATGGGGGGAAAAGATGATAAAAATGGAAACGATAATTGAAAGGCTGGAGTTTCACGAGGGCTGCCGCCTTTTGCCGTATTATGACCATTTAGGCAAATTAACTATCGGTATCGGCCGGTGTATTGATACAAACCCGTTTACGCAAGAGGAATTACGAGCAATCGGAGATTGGAAACACGGAATAACCCGCAATCAAGCGTTAATGCTCTTGCGAAATGATGTTGAAAGGGTGATTGACTTATTGAACGGCTGGGAGTGGTTTCACGACTTAGATAATGAACGGAAATACGCGTTAATTGATATGTGTTATCAGCTGGGATTTACAAAATTAAATGACTTTAAAAAAATGCTATCATTTATGAAACAAAAAAAATTTGAAAGCGCAGCCTATGAGTGTTTACATTCGGTTTATGCGCAGCAAGTTCCAGCACGGGCGCAGCGTATTGCGCATTTAATTAAAACGGGCGTATGGGTTAAAAATTTAAAAGACTTGACAGCAAAATAAATCATTCTAGACTATAACTGTAATTTTTCTTTTCATCTGACCTGCTGCCCCCGATTTTTCGGGGGCTTTAATTTATCTATTGACGTTTTTTAATTTCTTCATAACAATTAAATGGGGGTAGATATGATTTTATATTATTTTCTTATGGGAGCGTTTTCCCGCCGGTGGTATGGCGGCGCGCTTGAAAAAATACCGGTTTTAAACAATAGGGCTTTACAAACCGGATTTATGATAGGTTTATTTTTGAACATTTATGTTGCAGATTGGCATAATTGGTTTTGGCCTCTTGTAATATCCTTATGGCTGCAATTTGAATTTTGGAGCCTGGGACACGGTTGTTGTTTTGATTTAGGAAACGGGGGAAAGCCTGACGAGGCCACAATAGCACGTTACGAACAACGCTGGTATCATAAGCCTTGCGACTGGCTGGCAAAAAAACGTTTCTTCGGCTATTATTCAACCCGCTACGACTTTATGTATATGACTTTGCGCTATACTTGCCCGATGATTCCGTTGATGTTTCTTGATTGGCGTTATTTTCTCGTAGGCAATGCAGCCGCGCCGATTTACCTTTTTTGCTGGGATTTATACAATTCTAACCTATGGCCTGAAAAATTGCCGTCTTGGGCTAATTCGCCGACAAAATGGGCCGAAATTATTTATGGCGGCGTTGTTTATGCCTCGTGTTATGCTCTCGGAGGCTTAAATTGAATAATATTATTAAAATTATAGGCGCTTTTCTTTTGTCTGCGTTAGTGTTTTATTATATAAGGTATAATTTAGCACAAAATAAAATATACGCATTAGAAAACGAAAAAAACACGCTTAAAACGGAAAATGCAAGACTGCGCCAAGAGGGCGAATCTTTATCACTTGAACTAAACCGGAGAAACGAAAATGTTAAAAAACTGGAACAGAGAGCCGCGGAATTGCAAGCAGCGGTTAAAACAGATACAAGCGGCTTTAATTGGAATTATGATATTTACGGCAATGCTGTTATTGTGCGGTTGCGCAACTCGTGTTTGTCCTGCGCCTATTGAGCCGGAGCCGATCAATTGCATACGGCATATTAAAACACCGGCCGATATGGCGGCTTGCTTGTCGGAATATGATTTAAAATATAATAGTTTACGAAATACGGCGGGGGATTAACCCGCCTTTTTTAGGGGTCAAAATGCTAACTTTTACGGACGCGTCATTCGATGATAAAAATAAAATTGCAGGTATCGGCATAGCAATTTATGACGGTATGAAATGGCATACAAAATCGTTATGGGTAAAATGCAGAACAATTAACGAGGCTGAACTTTGCGCGATTCATATCGGCAGCATTTTAGCCGAGGGAAAAGGCAGATTTTTTACAGATAGCCAAACGGCAATATCATACATAAAAAACGAAATTAAGGATAAACCGCGCAGCCGTGAGCAATATATAAATCATAAACATTGTTTATTCTATGCATATCAAATTAGACGGCGCGGGATTCTTCCTGAAAAAGTGAAAGCGCACCAAAATAACTATCAACCGTTATCTATCGGGAATCGATTAGCCGATGTTCTAGCTGCTGACGGCCGGTCAAAATTTTATATGCAAATCAAACAAAATCAAAATCGAAAAGAGCGATAAAATAAGGCCAACCGGAAGTCGTTGCGGTTGGCCCTTGAGGCAATTCCTTTTTTAAGGGAGTATTGCTGTGTCCACAATACGCATATTATTATGGACGTTATTTTTGATTTGTCAATAAAAATTTATTGAGTGTCATTAAATCAATCAAAGTAAAATTATCTGGATCATTCCACCACGTCCTACATTTTGACGGAGTTCCCGGAATTATTTGACCGTCGCCCCAGTGGCCTCGTATATGCAGATGATAGCCCTCGGAAACTAACTGCAATAATGTTTTGCTTTGCTCTGGTTTTCTCCTGTCTTTTTCCCCGATAAATTCTTTCCCGTCCACATAAAGAAAAGAAAAACCGCCGCCGTGTTGCTCTTTTTTATTCCAAAAATGCGCACTGATAACGTCGCCGTCTTTTGCATTTTTAAGCGTATATTCAGTGTCTTTCAGCTGTCCTTCGGTGAAAACAAAACCTTTTTTATCAACGATTGTTTTTTCCATAAATTTGCTCCCTGAAATACGAAAAATAACACTCTGGGCATTCTGCATAACCGAAACCGGTTACAGTCATAATCCGCCTGCTTGTATAAGTTTCGTTATACCTTATTTTTCGGCCGCAATTGCAACAAGCAACTTCTTTATTCATATTGCATTCGTAAAAAGTTGAGCCTAAAGGCAATAAATATTTTTAAGAATAGCCTCTGCGTCATAGTCATATTGTGTTGAGGTGTCGGCTTGTTCTTCAATCCATTTCAAAGCCTTAACGGCAATCTTCAGCTTTTTCTCAAGCTCAATCTCTCGGTCGGTTTTATTCATTCTTTAGCTCCATTATCATTGAAAAACTTTAAAATCTGCAAAGCGACATCGTGCGCAGTGATAACTTGAAAATTCGTAACGCCTACGAAAAAATCACAGTCTTTATTCTTTTCTCGTTCTCGAATAGGCCGATGGTTTGAAAATCTTACTTTGCAGCTCTTTCTGTCCTTAATCAAAGTAATGTATTTGCTGACGGTTTTTCTGGCCTCATACAGCCGGATTTTATAACCTTTACCCATAAAATATCGGCAGAACAGAATCCATTTTTGTACCGGCTTGTCGGTGTTTTCTCTGCTTTTCAGAAAATCCTCTGTTATATATTGATTATATGCTTTTTTCATCGTTAACCGCCTCAATTTCTTTTAATGCCTGTTCTGCCGTATTGTCGCAACATACTCTAACAGGCAATTTTTTTATATATTCCAAAGCTAAAATTGCAATTTTAAGCTGCTTTTCCAGCTTTTCGCATTTTTCAATCGTTGCAACTAGAACATCTGAACTACGGCCGCCCTGATTAACAACAACATCATCTTGTGATTTTATTTCTTCCTGATTTATCATAAAGCCCCCTTAATTTATCCAATCAATAATAGTTTGGCCTTTATAGCCTTTTTCCCAGACAAACCACGCATAACAAACAACGGAACTGTTTATATTTTCAAAATCACCGTTGATAGCGCATTTAAGCCTTGAACTTGAAACGTAAATTTTTTCGGTGGAAAATTTAAAAATAGCTTTTTCCTCTCTTTTCCCTCTAAAAACTGAATTTTAAGAAATAATGCAAGTTTGTGCCCTGGCTCTAAAAGGTTCAAAGCCCGAATTGTAAAATCAACGGCAAATTTATACGGTGGGTTTGTGATAATATCACAACCGGCAGGAGCAGAGCCTTGATTTAAAAAATTTACGCCGGCTATTCCAAAACCTCTATCAATTAAATCGGTTGATAATACTTCATAGCCGTTTTGCTCCAGACGTTTGCTTAAATGACCTTGTCCGCAGGCAGGCTCCCAAATTAAATCTGAAAAATTTTCTTTTTCTAAAAGCAGGTCAATTGCTTTCGGATCCGTCGCGTAAAAATCGTTTTTTTCGCGTTCAGAACTGCTATGGTTTGAGGCTGCAAGCGTTTTATAAACGCTTGCTTTATTACCTGTCCAATCTTTACTATCAGTCAATTTTTTCTCCAATATACCAACGATTAAATTTTTTTTCTTCATCAATCGAAAAGCTGAATATTTGGCCGCTATTTAATTTGAATGTAGATGTTGAACGGTCAAAATAAACAAACTGATCTTTCTTCCACCATTTCAGGCGGGCTTTATAGCCAAGCCTTAAAAAATAGAAAAGCGTTTGTAAATTCTTTGAACTTATGGACTTGTTTTTAGTCATCGTCTATTGTCTCCATAAATTCCGCAAAGCGTTTAATTGCAAGCTTGCCGTTAATTGTTATTTGCCGCTGCCAAGCTTTTTGACTGGGCGCCCATTTAAAGCCGTTTTCTTTAAGATTTTTAATAATTTCAGGGGCAGGCTTGCCGCCGAAAATTATTTGATAACGGTTTATTTGTTCGTTTTCGATAACTATAAAATGTTTAAAATCTTGCTGTTTAACAGATTTTTCCGGCGTTTCTGCGCTTTTTTCCTCTGCCTCTGATAAAATCCTTTTAAGAATAGTTATGTTGCGCTGTATGCGGCAAAAATCAAGCTGGCTTTCCAAAAATTCAATACACTTGCGGCAGGCATTAAAAGATTTATGTTTTGCGCAGGTTTCAAAACAGCCTTTTAAATGCGGGAAAGCGTTAAAAGTAAACACTTCCGGATCTTTTTCCGAAATCTTATTTTCAACAAACATTTTCGCATTAACCATAAGTTTTTTTTCGTCTTCCTTTTCATCAAGCTCCTTTTTCGCCTCACCTGGATAATTCCGATATAATATTTTACTTAACCCGCCATTTTGCAGCCATTCAATACGGTCAACATATTCATTAAGATTTTTTTCAACGCTGCGCATAACTTTTTGCTGGCGCGCAACTGGAAACTTCGCCGGCCCTACAATCATAGATGAAACGCTACGCGATTCGGCGGATAAATATTTTTCAGCCAGAACTTTAAGCTTGCTGGCAATTCTTTCGTAAATTTCCTGCTTTTGCCCGTCTAAAAGAATTTTATCAGAAAAAATTTTATTTTTAATGCGGAGTAATAAATCGTCAAAATCTTTTACAAAAAGTTCGCCGCGGCGTTCAGGATTAAACAAAGTTCCGTTAAAAGCTCGTTGTGCAAATTCTAAATTTATGCTAAATTCTGTCATCGGTTCCCTCCAACTCTTTAACTCTTTTTTGCCAAAATTTTAATTCCTGCTCGTCTTCAACGTGCTGCGCGCTTGAATAATACATATCATTCGCCATTTCGTGAAGTTCAATTTTGTCTTTAATTTTCTGCAATCCAATTAAAGCCTCTGCAAGCGTCATCTGATTTGTCATTATTCCCCCCGATAAAGTTTTTGAATTGATTGAAACGTAATCGGTTCTTGTGCGCTATCAGTCAAGGCAATAGCAGGAATCCCGACAAAAAGAATAAAAAGAATCCAGAAAAAACCGATAAAAAAGTTTGTAAAAAATGCTTTCATAAAATTTGCTCCTATAAAAAAGGGTTTATATTTACCTCACATCATTAAATATAAACCCTAAAAAATAAAATGCAACACTTTTTTGTATTATTTTTGCTTTTTTTTGCTTTTTTTTGCTTTTATCCTCTTTTCATAGCGGATAACATCTTGAATATCAAAGACAATGCCTTTTTCTCCTTGTCTGAATTGAGCAGGAAAATCCGGCTTGCTATCTTTCCAGCGATATATTGTATAAATACATTTCCGCCAACGTGCAGCAAGTTCTTTAATGGTTAAAAATTGTTCAAAATTATTTTCCATATCAATCCTTTATCAATTCAAAAACCCCATTGTTAGCCCAATAACTTCTTATTCCGCAATCATCTACGCGCGGGGCTTTCGCCGGATCGCTGCACATCATACCAATTAAAGCGTCAATGTGCGTTAAATAAAGAAGATTTAACAGCCCTGATTTTCCGTTTTTATCAAGAATTTCTGCACCGTCAATAATAACAATTTTATCGTCCTGCATAATAGCTACAGCCATTTGAAGAGTTATGCGGCAGCGCATTTTTTCGCTCTCTGAAAGCAGAATATAAGGGCGATCACCCATTAAAATAGTCAAATCATTATCTATTTTAACAGTTCCCCAACCTGCTGTATTGCAGATTTCGGATAATTGAGTATTGAAAATTTGCAAGCCTTTAAGCATTGATTTTTGACGGATTCCCGACATATCCAACGCGTCAATTATTGCCTGATTTTCAATAATATTCTGCGCCAGTCTTTTAGCCTCTTTGGCTGCCTTAAATGCTGCAATTCCCTCTTGCTGCTTGCGGATTTCTTCACGCTTTAAGTCAATATCTCGCTGGCTGGCATTTCCTGACGATTTCCGTTCAAGCTCGTAAAGGCGTTTATTTGCTTTTTCCGTTTCTTCTACTTTCGATAAAGAAACGGCGTAAAGCGATTCCATACGTTTAACTTCAATATCAGCTTTTTGCATTTTTTCGGACAATTCCGTGCGTTTTTTCTGAACGGCTGTCTTTTCTTCGGCGCTGGGTTCGATAAACTCGGCCAGCTCTCCGCCTTTGATAGTCAAAGGTTTTCCGCAATGCGGACAAAGTTTTTTCCCGCTTTCATCATATTTCGGCAGTTCGTCAAATTCGCGCTTAAATTCATAAAATGATTTACGGGCCATTGCTAATTCTGTAATAGTTTTATCCCGGTCAATTTTAAGCTGCGCCAAGACAGAATCGCTAGCTGTTTCTCTCAATTTAGCCAATTCGTTTTCGTCAATGGCCTGATGACTGATTAAATTTTCCAATTCTGCCTGCAAACCTGTTAAATCAGCTTGCAAGGATTCTTCTGAAACGTCAACAAGGTCGGAAGTCCAGCCCTGCGGCTGCCAAGTCTGCGCTTTATTGCTGCCATAGGTTTCGCCCGTAACCATAGACCACTGCTGTTTTAATGCTCTGCCGGTATCCTTTGCCCGTTCCAAGCTTGCGTCAAATCCGTCCTGATCTACCTTTTGCCAAACAGCCTCGACTACATTTTTTTTAGTAATAAATCGTTCGGCCAAAAATTCTTCTAAATCTGTTTTAGAGGGGACGCATTCGGTTAAATTGCGGATAAATTCAGACCTTTTTTTCTCTGAAAAATCAATCAAGCTTTCCATACCAGCCGCAATTTTCGAAGTTGTCGGCGGATTCTCTCCCTCGGTCAATAATTCCGCTTTTGGATATGTCACGGAAACGCTACTGTCTTCATTTTCAATTTTTACTTTCCCGGAGGCTTTCCCGGTATAAACCAGCATACCGAGATCAGTTTTGCGCAACCCTAAAACAACCGGCTGACCGGTTAAAGCTCCAGATACAGCCGTTAAAAACGAGCTTTTTCCCTGATGATTTAACCCGCAAATAAATGAAATTTGGCTTGTTTCAACGTTTGCCTTTTGGCAACCCATAAAATTTTCGACTTCAAATTTTAACATATTTTTTTCCTCATTCATCAAAATTAAACATAAACGGCGCTTTTGCAGCTGCGGCAGGGGCTTTTTTCTCCGGGGCAGGCTGCTGCGGTTTCTTTTCCGGCTCAATAATAGCCGCAACTTTTTCTTCAACTGTTTCCGGGGCTTTATCTGTAATTACTTCAACTTCGATTTCTTCCGGTTCAGCCTCTTGTTTTGTTTCAACCTCAATAATAGGCGGTATATCTCCGTCGGGTTCAATTATTTTCGGCGCGCTGGGAATGCTCGGCGCGATGTCGTTCAATTCATCATCGGAGTGTATTCCCAGCAGTAGCTCTGGAGCATATAGACGGCCGAAAAATGCAGCTGCACGATATGCCAGCATAAGCTTAGGCATTGTGCGCCACTTGCTGCCGTTTTTAGTCAACCAGCCCTCTTGCATAGCCATTTCAACGCTTGCCTCTGGCCCCTCGATTACTTCACCCGTCAATTTATCCGTGGCATAAGCTGAACAAATTATATCTTCGGCCTCGGCCTCTTCTTTAAAATCTTCATAGCAATTTTTAGCTTTGCTCCATTTTTTATAAGAACGTATAAATTTTTTCGGCCCTCTATTTTCGTACTTAAAGCGTAACGGGGTGAATTTCCCGGACGAATTAAGCATTGAAATAATAAAGTTTGAAGACCACGACGGGCGCCCCTCAATAACGTGTAAATTCTGCATTACCGAAATCGGAGAAATACCGATACGGTTAGCCATTTCAAGCGCTACCATTGCGTTTGGTAGATTCTGCTCACCTTGATAAGATACAGGAACAATCCCGCTTTGCGTCAAGGCTTTACAAATCCTTTGTGCGTCGGTGAACGCTTTGACATTTGAAAAAACATCGGTTAAAGGCGGTTGCTGTTCTGCAACGACTAAATCTTTTTTAGTTTCGTTATCTTCTGTCATTTTTTACCTCTCCCTTATGATAATTACAAAAATTTGAGTTATAAGCCGGGCAATAATCCGGCGTACACATCATTGAGTTTGGATTCGCAAGCCATACGTTAGGGCTGTGTTCTTTCCGGTAATTCTCAATGCTGCTTTTTATCTGCTGTATCGTATCCCACGCCAGCCGTTCAGCGTCTGCAATAGGATACGGCACAAAATCAGGATCAGGCTGCGGCTTTGTTATGCCTATTCTCCGGACATAAATTTCACCGAGCGATTTTATTTTTATTCCGTTGCTCTTGCAAAGCAAAGAATAACCGCCATATTGCGCTTGGTTAGCCCTGCGCCGCGCTCCTGTTTTGACGTCCAAAATTTCATTTCCGAGCCGTATATCAATATGACCGGATAAAGTAAAATTATTTCCAAGATTCGCCTTGTACTCCTCTTCGATTTCAACGCCTTTTAATTCAGGAAAAAAATTTACTACCGATTTGGCCATACGAATAGCTTGCTTGATTGCAACTTCTTTTGTAGGTGTCGTATCGTCCCACAAAATCCCATTTGAAATTGACGAATTTATGCTTAATTCCACGGTTTCCGCAAGTTCTTTTTCGTATGTATGCCCTTCTTGGCGCAGAAGTAAAGCCGTTTCAATCCCGTTATGCGTTGCAGTTCCAACGGCTGCCCCGACTGATGTCGGTAAAGCCTTTAGCTGGTAACCGTCCGTTACCAGCTCTTGTAAAAGCATTTTTGCGGCAGCCTTGCGCGGGCAATCTGAATAATGCGGCAGGCTCGAACATCTGATTGTTGTTTTCAAGATTTTATTCCTTTATAGCCAAAATAAAACGGTTACAACTATTCGAAATCTCGTAACCCTTAAAACCGTTATTATTATATTCTCTAAAAATATCCCTACCGCCTCCAACAAACCAAGCTCCAGAAACACCTAATCTATATTGTGTATTTTCATCTTTAGAAACTTTGTTAAAGCCATCGTCTACAGATTCAAGACAATCTGACATACAGTCAAACCTTGATTTTGTTTTGATATATAAATTATTAAAATTATTTTTGATAAAACTTTTAATTGTTGATCTTGTGATTTTTGCCATTTTATTGCTCCTTAAAAAAGTTTGTAATTACCTCTTACATTGGCAATTATAAATTAAAAATTTTATTTGTAAAGAACTTTTTTATATTTTTTTTGCTTATTTTATATTTTTTTTGCTTTACAAATTATTTTTTTGGGTTTATGTATATGTCATATTATTAAAATTGAGGGAATTTAAGGGAATGGCAAAATTTATTTTGCGCGATTATCAAAAGAATTTTATTAAGGATATTCACAGCCAGTTTTGCGCCGGATATAAAGCGGTTTGCGGACAGTCTCCGACCGGTTCCGGTAAAACTGTTATTTTTTCATACATTGCCAACGGAGCAATTAGCCAGGGCAGCAAAGTCGTTATTTTGGTTCACCGGCAAGAATTGATTTTACAAACGTCTTTGGCTTTGGCCAAATTTCAAATTCCGAATGCGATAATTGCGCCCGCGTCGGTTATAAAATCATCTGCACAAATTCAGTATAGGGAGCTTGGACGAAACTATATTGATTTAAACAGCCCGTGCGTTGTTGCCAGTGTGCAGACGCTAGGCCGCAGATTAGACGAGTTTACAAATTATTTTGATTTCATCATTACGGATGAGTGTTTTGTTGGCGAAACGTTAATAAATACAAAAAATGGATTGAAAAAGATAAAAGATATTAAAATCGGTGATTTGGTTTATAGTTTTAATGGTAATAATATCGAATTAAAAAAAGTGGAAAAAGTTATAAAGAAACCTATCCTTGAGAACATATGTGAAGTTTCTATTTGTGGAAAAAAAATAATATGCACAGAAAACCATCTATTTTTTACAAAAAAAGGCTGGACAAAGGCGAAAAACTTGAATAAAAATAGCATGGTGCTAAACATCACGCAAAGGGAAAAAGAAAATGAAATGTACAATTTGTGCAACGGAAATAGAAAATCCGACAAAGTATCAAAAATACAAATTCAAAAAAGATGGCAGAGTTTATTGTTGCGCAGAATGTGGCAAAGAATATGCCCGCAGAATTTCATCGGAAACAATGGCGAAAACAAATCGCAAATATGCTTCGGAACGTATGAAGAAAAACAATCCAATGAAAAATGCTATAACAAGAGAAAAAGTTTCAGTGAAATTAAAAGCAATAGGACACAAGCCAAAAATAAGAGGGGGAAACGGACAAATTACAATTCCGCAATTACTACTTGCCACCGCTTTGGGTTGGGAAATGGAATATCCGGTAAAAACACTCAAAAAAGAAAATTATCCATCAATTTACAAAATAGATATTGCAAATCCGATTTTAAAAATTGGCATAGAAGTGGATGGAAGCAGTCATTGCGCTTTATCCAGACAAGCAGAAGACAAGAAGAAAGTGGATTTATTAAATTCGCTAGGGTGGAATATTCTAAGATTCAAAAACGAGGAAGTTCTAAACAATTTGAGCGGTTGTATAGACAGGGTTATGTCTATGATTTGACCGTTGCTGATAATCATAACTACTTTGTCAATGGTTTTCTAGTCCACAACTGTCATCACGCCGTTGCAGGTCAATGGCGAAACGTTACAGACAGAAATCCGAATGCCTTTTTGCTCGGGCTGACAGCAACGCCGGAACGCCTTGACGGTAAAGGTTTAGGCATAGAATCCGGCGGGGTTTATGAAAAACTTGTACTTGGCCCGTCTGTAAAATCCTTGATTGAACGCGGGTATTTGTCGCAGCCGAGAGTTTTTGCTCCGCCGATAAATTTTGATGATTCCGCATTGCGCACTATTGCGGGTGATTATGACGTTAAACAGATGTCTGAAATGCTTGACCAGCCGCAAATTATAGGTGATTGCGTCCGGCATTATTCAAAAATATGTCCAAATATGCCGGCAATTGCTTTTTGCTCAACAATCGAACACGCAAGGCATACAGCAGAGCAATTTTGTAACGCAGGTTTTAATTTTAAATGTATTGACGGCACAATGTCTGATTTTGACCGCCGCGACGCTATTGAGGGCTTAGGCTCCGGGCGATATGACGGCTTGACTTCCTGCAATATTATTTCCGAGGGGACAGATATCCCAGTTGTAGGTTGTGCCATATTTTTACGCAAAACAAAAAGCTTGTCGCTTTATTTGCAGCAGGCTGGACGTGTTTTGCGGCCATATTCCGGTAAAGAGTATTCAATAATTTTGGATCACGTCCGGAATGTGGAAAATCACGGTTTCCCGGAAGACGAAAGAGATTGGAGCTTAGAGGGACGCCGTAAGCAGAAACGGGACGAAGACGAAATTTTTATTCGCACTTGTCCGCAGTGTTATGCTTGTTATAAATCAAGTTTGCGCGCCTGCCCCGTTTGTGGTTTTGGTGCTGAAAATGCTATAAAATCACAGCGTGAAATTGAGTTTATTGACGCCGAACTTGTTGAAATTCAGAAAGTCCAGAAAGAACGCGAAAGGAAAGAGGCCAACGCTTTCAACAAGCTTTTAGAGCTTGGAAAAAAGCGGGGGTATGCTAATCCGTATGCCTGGGCTAAAATTGTGTTAAATTCAAGAAAAAGGAAAAGAAAATGACAGTTGTTCAAAATGATTCGATTGCAGATGTTAAAAATGATGTCGCTCAAGAATGCGTAAATAATATTTTTTCGGAAGTTATGAATTTTGACCACTATTCAGATTTGGCGCACGATATAGCGGCGTCTATTGCGGTTGAACTGAAAAACAGAACGTTTTTTACTGATGATTTGGAGTTGACGCAAAAGCAAAAGGATGAAGTTTCTTTTAATCTGAAAAGAGAGCCGAAAATTGCGACGGTTTCAGAAAATGGAAAAGTAACGACTGCCCCGTTTTTGATTGAGGCCGAGCAGGTTCAGGACGGCGACAAGGAAGTTGACGAAGTTTTGGAAAACGTTGACGATGATTCAGATGAAAACAGCGACGAATAATAACGGGGGCGTTCGCGCCCCTTTTCTGAAAGGTATAAAAAATGATTTTTCATACAATGGCAGAAAAACCGGAAAAAGGGCAGCAATATTTTGCCGAAATTGAGAGTCCTGTCCCTCTGACAAATGCTGAAAATTTGCTTATGGTTTATAGAACTAAAAAATCTTGGGCAATACTTTATTTCGGAGATGAATTTCCGTTTAAAATTGAACGCTGGTTTTCGGTTGATGATTTAGAAAAAGCCGAAAAACGAATAAATCATCTTGAAAATAAAATAAAAGAGGCTCAAGATGTCCTTGCCGGTTCGCTAAACGTCGCCGGTGCCTTTATAGCACTTGACGACGCTCTCGGCAAAACAGATTAACATTAGATTAGGGATGTAAAATTATGGATATTTTTGGTATCGTTTTCGCTCGCAAGAAAACGTTAAAAAAACAGCGCGAAGAACTTTTAAAACTCATACACGATTTTTATTTTTATACGGAAGACAAGTGGTTAAATACCCCGAATTTTTATCTCACCCGGCGACGGGCCAAAGAGATAATTGACCGGGAAGATAAACACGCTACATTACCGTATTGGCTGAAACGAAAGAATCTTCTCTAATGAAGTCGGAACATCAAATACAACAAGAAATTTTACTTGAATTTGGCTGCCGTGATGATTTAAAAATTTGGCGGCAGAATACCGGTAAATTATCGTCTGGCTGCCGTTTTATATCTTTCGGGGTATTAGGCGGGGGAGATATTTCCGGGATTATAAAAGGCGGGATCCGTCTTGAAATTGAAGTAAAAAACGAAAAAGGAAAGCAGAGGCCAAGCCAAAAGCTATTCCAGAAAATGATTGAAGAAATGGGCGGGGTGTATATCCTCGCCCGGTCCGTTGACGATGTCAAAGAGGCTTTGAAGAAATTTATTAACATATAATTTTTTTTACTTTAAAATTTTACTTATCGGTTTATATTTAAAAATTGCAGGAGCAAAAAATGTTGAAAATCACAAAGGAAGAGCTTGAAAAGTTATATTTGACGAGAAAAAACAGCGATATTTGCCGGATTCTCGGAATCTCGCTGCCGACCTTGTTAAAATATATTAAAAATTCAGGCATAAAGCCGAAAGGCAAAGGAAACCGCGATAATTTTCGTAAATGCAGAAAAATTTTAGTTGTAGAGGAGTAGGGCGATGGAAAAGGAGGGATTTATTGTTTACAAATCGTTTTACGAGCCGATAAAAGAATTATCACTTGAGCATAAAGGACTTTTACTCGTCGCCATTTTCGAATATCAGGTAAATAACCGAATTATTGATCTTCCGTCCGAGTGCAGAATGGCTTTTAAATTTTTCAAAAATCAATTCGATTTAGATGTAAAAAAATACACTAAAATTTGCGAAAAAAGAGCCGCAGCAGGAACAAAAGGCGGAACAAAAAAACGCGAAAATATAGCCAAAAAGGAAAGTAAAAACAATGATTTGCTAGCAAATCTAGCAAATGCTAGCAAATCTAGCAAAAGCAAGCAAAACCTAGCAAATCTAGCAGATAAGGATAAGGATAAGGAAAAGGAAAAAGATTCAGAGTATAAAATGGATACTGATTATATTGATAATAATTTTAAAAAAGAAAATAAAATAAAAGAAAAAAATTTAAATGAAAGTAATCAGTTTTTTAACCTGTTGCTGTCTGCGAAGAAAAACGTTGAACAATGCTATATCTGCGACGGGTTCAACATCGACTTCGACAACGACCCGTTTTTTAAACCGTATGCAAATGCAGACAGTATTTTACGCCAGTCCCTCAACTCTTGGCTGGTAAAAAATCATAAAAATCAAATGGTTGATAAAAACTTTATTTGCCAGCAGATAACCAACTTTGCTAAACGACAAGGAAAATGGGGCGACCTCTTGGGGATTCCAAAAAACCTTCAACTAGGAAATAACAACAGTAATATTAAGGGAGATGAAAAAAAATGACCGATTTCGGCGATGTTTTTATGCGTGAGCTACAAAGTTGTAAATTTGCGGTAGTAGATAGCGACAAAAAAGAAATTCGCTCCTACGCCAAAAAAAAGCGCCTTAACAGCGATTATAATATAAAAACTTTCAGAAATGAAAAATACACGAAAATTTGGTTTTATAAGCCCTGGCAAAAGATGTCGGCAGATAAGGCCGAAAAAGTAGATATTGGTTGCCTGTATAATTCGCAGGGCTTGAGTTTTAGACAATATCAATGGTTATGCGACAAAACGCTTGTTGAAGAAACGCGGCCAAAATCCAAAATGAGCAGTCCAAAAGTTGAAGTTCCGGACGATTAAATAAAAATTTCGCTTGTAAAAAAAAAACTGCCTGCTATCCTCAACGTATAGTTGTGCGTATTTCTTGCGCAAAATTCGCGTAAAAAAAATGCGCATTAAGTTAATTTTTTAACGTGAGGTAAAACGATGGATATTTGGCAGGTTAAATATGTCCGCATTGGCGACCTGATCCCTAACGCCAAAAATCCGCGCAAAATTTCAAAAGAAAAACTGGAGCGTCTTCAAGATAAAATCCAGCGTCTTGGCTTTCATAATCCAGTTAAAACCGATGAGAATTTAAACGTTTTGGGTGGGAATCAACGGTTAAAAGCTCTTTTGAAAATTGCGGGGAAAGATTTAGAAATACCGGTTATGTATCCAACCCGCCCCCTCACACAAGCCGAAAAAGACGAAATTGTCATTACTGACAACATTTCAGACGGAGAGTGGGACTGGGATATTTTAACGGCTGATTGGGATAAAGCCTTGACTACCTCTTGGGGCTTAGACTGGGGCGAAGTTGAAACAGCAGCAGAAGAAACGCCGCAGGAACTTTCCGAAAAATATACGCTTAAAATCACTACCCCGATTTATGAAGTTAAAGGCGATAAGCCGGATATATCCGAGCTTGTTGATGTCGTTAAAACTAACGCAATGCTTGACGAGATAAATGCAGCAGACGGAATCCAGGAAGAAGTTAAAGGATTTTTACGCATTGCTGCCGCCCGCCTTTATCGGTTCAATTATGAAAAGATAGCCGAATATTATGCGCACCAGCCGCCGGAAATTCAGGCTATTATGGAAAAATTGGCTTTGGTAATTATTGATTTTAATAAAGCGATTGAAAACGGATACGTTCGGTTGACGAAAGAAATTGAGGGGCTGCTTGATGACGAATCCGACGAATGATTTTTGCGTTTTTATTCTGACCCACGGACGCCCGAATAAAATTTACACCTTGAAGACGCTGAAAAAACAGGGCTATACCGGGCCGCTGTTTTTTATTTGCGATGATGAAGATCCGAAACTAGACCGCTATAAAGAGCTTTACGGCGACAAAGTTATTGTTTTCAACAAAAAAGAGGTTGCAGAAACGTTTGACGAGGCCGATAATTTCTATAAAGACCGGCGCACAATCGTTTATGCCCGAAATTTTTGTTTTCAGGCTGCCCGCCAGCTGGGTTTTAAATATTTTCTTGAATTAGACGACGATTATATACATTTTCGGTTTACGTTGGATAAATTCAAAAATTATACGGTTCAGATGTGTAAAAACCTTGATGAAGTTTTTAACATCTTTTTAACTTATTTCAAATCAATTCCGGCAAAATCGATTGCAATGGCACAAGGCGGGGATATTCTCGGCGGCGGAAAATCAAAAACCTTGCGCAACGGCAAAATCAAGCGAAAAGCGATGAATACATTTTTTTGCTCGGTTGATCGACCATTTCAATTTGTCGGCCGCATAAACGAAGACGTAAACACCTATGTGAGTTTGGGCGCAGTCGGTGAAATCTTTATGACTTTGACAAATATTTGCATTACTCAAAATCAGACGCAAAAAACAAAAGGCGGAATGACCGAGGTTTATTTGAACAGCGGGACTTATCTGAAAAGTTTTTACTCGGTTATGTTTGCCCCGTCTGCCGTTCAAATTGCAGTTATGGGGGACAAAGAAAAGCGCATACATCACCGGGTGAACTGGAAATTTGCCGCGCCCTTGATTATCCGGGAAAGCCTAAAAAAATAGCCACTTGCTTTTTTTGCCAAAACATTTATTCTGTAAAAAAAATATAGGGGGTTGTGTCTTGGCTAATCCAGAAACATTGGTTGATTTACGTACACGGACGCCAGAAGAACGGCGGCGCATTGCGTCGGCTGGCGGTAAAGCGTCGGTCATTGCGAAACGAAACAAGAAAACGTTATTGCAGATTGC